CGTCATATCGTTTGCTCCGACTTATTTTATAAGTCAGAGCGCACTCATTTTGCTGCTCCTCCTCTCCAAATCACAACCGCTGCGCTGGGTTGCGATTTGGTACCGCCGCCTCACGGCGTCTTTTGATTTTGCAGAAATATCATTTTTAACTACTATTTTCACACAGAAACCGGCGAAAGCGTTGATTTTCAACACTTTCGTCGGTTTTTTATTTACTCATTTTCCTGCCGCTATGTCATTTCAAGGCACCAAAGCACATTTTACTGGTGGGGGAAATCACGCTCCCGCGCTCCCTCTTTATCACTCTCTCGCCGCCTTGAGGATGGCCACGCCCATGACAGCCAGTTCCTGCCTGGTGGTGTGGGCCCTGGGCCTGGCGATGGTCACGCCGCCCCGGCCATCGTCCACGCCGGTAAGGATCCCGGCCTCCACAGCCTGCCGGATGTACTCCAGCGCCCAGCCGTCCGCCGGGGCGTTGGCCAGCCTGGACTCCTGAACCGCCAACTCCTCCCGGACGATCTGCCGCACCCTGTCCTCCGTCAACTCCGGCTCCTCCTCTCTCACCGTCCAACGCAGCACGCTGTTGATCCGCCGGTTTTCTGCGGTCCTGGAGACCACCCCGCCCCGGCTCTGGTAGTAGCTCCCGCCGCCGTCCAGCTTGAGCACATCCACGAAGCCCAGCCCCCGGAACACCTGGGCGGCCTCGCCGCTGTCCAGCAGATTTGCTGTCCTGGACTGCCACCCCATGACGTAGATCTTCCCGTCCCCCTTGAGGCCCACCAGCGTGTGCCAGGCGGCCCGCAGCGGAGAGGTGTCCCAGCCCTGGGCCGTGGCCTGGGCGGTGGTGCAGGCTCTCCCGTCCCTCAGGATGGGGATGCCGGACACCGCGTAGTCCGTTCCCTCCGGAACCGTCCGGATCTCCTCCACCCGGGCCCGGCCGCCGGAGATCAGCAGGGTGGAGACTGCTTTCCCATACATAGGATTGGCATAGACCCACCTGCCAGCGTCAAAAGTAAACCTGTCCCACTGGAACCGCCCGCGCTCCTGGCAGTAGTGCCGCGTCCACTTGCCTGTGGCCTTGTAGTCCGCCACCAGATGGCCCGCAGGCAGGGTGAACGGCTCCCCGCCCTCTGAGTAGTTGGCAAAATACCCCGCGTTGGCACAGCTGTCGCCGCACTCGCATTTGGGCCGGTCCACCAGTTCCACCGTCAGATCCTCCGCCGGAACCGCGGTCACCAGGACCTGCTCGCCGCCCTTGGGCTGGAGGTCATACACCTCCACCAGCGCCGCCGCCAGCCCGGCCGCTGCCTGGTCGGCAAACTGCTCCGTCAGGATAACGGGGGTGTCCGTAGTGGAGTCCATAAACCCCAACTCGATCAGGGTGGCGGGCATGGTGGTGTAGTTGCACACATATAGGCTCTGCTCCGCCAGCGGCTGCGCCCGGTTGCCCCGCAGGCCGGTGGCCGCCACGGTATGGCGGTACACCGCGTCCCGCACCACCTCGCTCTGCCGCTGGTGCTTGGGGGCCACAAAGGCCACGATCCCGCCGCCGGAGCCGCCGCCCACCCCGGCGTTGTGATGGATGGACAGATACACGTCCGCGCGGGCCCGGTTGGCCGCCGCCACCCGCTGGGAAAGAGTCACATCCCGCCTGCCGGTCACGTCATCCACCCGCATGGTCCGGCAGCTGTACCCCGCCAGGATGGCCTCCAGCTTGTCCGCCACCCGGCTGTTCAGGGTCCACTCCCGGGTCTCCCCGGGGTCGATGCCCTTCAGGCACCGCTTCCCCGGGGTCCCGATGTAATGACCCGCATCAATGCAGATCAGCATGGGCTCAGCCCTCCTGACCGGCCTCCTGGCGGGCGGCCTCGCGCTCCTCGTCCTCCTTGACGCCGGCCTCCACGGCGGCGGCGAAGGCCTCCCGGTCGTGGTCGGCGAAGGCATCCACCAGGGCCTCGTAGTGGCCGCCCACAAACTCGTTGATGCCCTTCTCAGTCATGCCCTCAGGGATGGGGTGGGCCTCCTGGTGGCGGGCCAGGGCAATGGTCAGGTCGGGCAGGTCCATGTCCTCACAGGTCTGGAAAATGTCATAGATGTAATTGGCGTTCATAAATGTTCTCCTTTCAGTTTTGTCAAAATTGTTACTTGCTCAGCTGCTTGGCAGCCTGGTTGACGCCGGTGGCCGCAAAGCCGCTCACGATGCCCACCGCCAGGGCGGTCACCGGATCTGTGGCCGGGAAATCCGGTACCGCCAGGGCCATGCAGGCGATGCCCAGCAGTCCGCCGGACACGCCGCAGGCAATGGGGATCCACCTGTTGTCCACCCCGGACGCCTTGACCACCTGGCCGATCAGATAGCAGATCACCGTGATGGCCGCCACGCTCGCAATTCCAAAGTCCATATTCTCACCCCCCTTCACAGTCACAGAAAATCGTGCTTTTGTAGTCGTTCGTCGTACACCCTTCCGATGTTGGCTATGGCGTGGACAGCCCGGCTGTTGGGATACTCCGGGTGCTCCCGGCAGAACCGCTGATAGCGGTCGATCTCCGTCAGCACCTCGATGAACTCCTCCCGGGTGTGGGGGATGCTTCGAATCAGTTCCTGGTTGAACCGCAGGATCCTGGCCCGGTGCATATCCGCCGCCCGGCCCGGACCAGCGCGTCAATGTGGGCGTCGTCCCACAGCCGGGGATAATACCTCCGGGCCAGCTCGTACACGCTCATAGCTCCACCACCGGGGCCCGGTGCCACTGGTTGACCAGCACCCCGGCCACTCAGATCCCGGGGCGGATATACTCCAGGCTCTCGATCTGATCCACCAGATCTGCCACGCCCACAGCGGAGCAGGCATCGGACAGTACCGGGATCACCACCGCGTCACTGGCCAGGATGGCGGCCGTACAGGCGACAGACAGGTTTGGCGGACATTCCACGATCATCAGATCATCACATCGCAGCTGGCTTCCTCCTCCAGCACCTCCCTCAGCTGCATCAGTGCACTGTACCGGAGCGCCGCCTTGTTTTTCTCCAGATCCAGGGCCCATAGATCGTCCGAGGCGGGGAGCACATCCAGCCCCTCCACATCGGTGTGGATCAGCAGATCCTCGACCCCGGCGGCATACCCGTGCAGCAAGGATCCCAAACCGTCATACGCACCGGGCGGGAGCAGGATCTGGGTGGCGTTTGCCTGTCCGTCCGCATCCACCAGCAGCACCCTCATCCGGCAGCTGGTGGCCAGCACATAGGCCAGGTTGATGGCGGTGGTGGTCTTGCCCACCCCGCCCTTGCGGTTGACGATCGCAAATGTTCTCATGGTAATTCCTCCGTTTTTTCTTCAAATGGCACCGGCTCGTCCGGCAGGTCGAAAAAGTCCAGCTGGCCCTTCGGTGGCCGCTTGTAGGTCTGCCGCTTCGCCGCCGGTGCGGGCTCCTCCAGCGCGCTCTCCCGGAAACGCTGGTACTGGCCGTCAAAGACCAGATAGATCCTCCCCCGGGTGCCCTCCTTGTTCTTGGCCACCTTCAGCACCCGGCGGCTCTTGTCCGGCCTGCCGGGCTCCTCCAGGTAGAGCAGCAGGATGGCGTCCGCGTCCTGCTCGATCTGCCCGGACTCTCTCAGGTCGGACATGGTGGGCTCCACCAGCTTGTCCTCCCCGGCCTTGTCCGCCCGGGAGAGCTGGGACAGGGCCACCACCAGCATCCCATGTCCGTGGGCCAGCTGCTGAAGGCCCCGGCTGATGCCGGACACCTGCTCCGTGCGGTTGGGTTTCCGGGTCTCCGGCTCCACCAGCTGGAGATAGTCGATGTACACGATCTCGTACCGCCGGGCCAGGGCGTCCGCCTGGATGTCCTGGACGCTCATGCCGCTGGCCTCGATCAGCTCCAGCTGGTGGGTCCGGATCCGGTCGGAGCAGGCGGCAAAGCGGCCCCACTCCTCCTCCGAGATCCCGTTGCGCTTGATGGTGGGCATCTCGATCCCCGCCAGGTTGGCGACCAGGCGGTCGGCCAGCTTGTACTGGTTGGTCTCCAGGCTGTAAAACCCCACCCGGTGCGTCCTGGCCTGGTGGTAGGCCATGGACACCGCCAGGGCGGTCTTGCCCGCGGAGGGGTAGCCCCCCAGCACCACCATGTCCCCCATCTCGGTGTATGTACCCGCGTCCAGCTTGGGCAGGCCCCAGGTCATGTAAGCCACCGGCTCGCCGCTGTGCCTCTCGGCAAAGGCCAGGAGCATCTGGGACATATCCATCCGCCGGATGCCCCGGCGGTCCACCCTCAGCGCGTTGAGCTGGTTCATGCACTTCTGTTCCTGCTCGTCGTCCTCGGCCTCCATGAGCATCCTGGCCAGTTCATTCCGCCTGGCTTTCCGGGCCTGCGCCCGCATGATGAAGGCGTACTCCCAGATGTTGGACGCCGTGGGGGTGAGCTCCATGAGCTCCATCAGGTACTGGGTCCAACCGTCGCCCTCCCGGCCCCCCAGCCTGCTCCGGACGGTCACCGCGTCGGTGGGCTTGCCCTCGGCAAACAGCGTCTGAATGGCCTGGAACACCATGCGGCACTTGGGGGTAAGGAAGTCCTCGGGGCGGATCCGTTCCAGGGCCTGCCCCACCAGCCTGGGCTCAATGAGCAGGGAGCCCAGCACCGCCACCTGGGCGGAGAGCCTGTCCTCCTTTTGGGCTACCATGTGGCCACCTCCTCCCGGGCCACCAGGGTGGGCTGGGAGGGTTCCGGA